AAGTGTGCCTGGGTCAACAGGTGTAGCAGCTACAGTAGGTGCAGTAGTTGTAGTTGTAGTTGTTGGTTTTGTTGGTGTAACAGCGCCAGCAGCAGCAACTTTGCCTAAGGAATTCAAATCGCCTTTTGTTGCGTATTCGTTTACACCATCTGCTGTGTAAGAACCATTGGCAATAGCAGACACAGCTTTGTTAACATCAATGCCATAGTTCTGCATTTTGCTAACTGTGCTAGCAGACAAGCCGGAATCTGCCACAGCATCCACATCAATACCTCGAGTTACCAAGTTGTTGATAGCGTTGTAATCAAAATCTCTAGCAAGAATATTTGTAGCACTTGATACACTGAGTTTGCCTGTGTCAATCAAGTTCTTGCTAACACTAGCAATGTCATTTGCACTGGCACCTGCACGGAACAGATCATTGATGCTGCTTTCAGGAATCTGTGTGTTGCTCATTGTGGTCAATGTTGATGCAGACACACCTGTTGATGCTAGATCAACTAGATCGCTACCAGTATAACCATTTGCAGTTAGTGTTGCAACTTGTGCAGGAGTAAATCCATTTGCTTTCAATACAGTAGCATCTGATGCAGTGATAGCACCTGAGTCAATTGATGCTTTGTAAGGCAATGTGCGATATGCTTCTGCTTGTTCCGCGGTCATTACTTCGCCAAGATCGCGTCCTATTACATTTTCAGTTGATCCATACAAGTTGGTGCTTGCGTTAGCATAAGTTTTTTGTAGTGTATCAGCCAATCCATTTGCATTTGTGCGACCAGCATTTGCAGCAGCAGTGTTAGCAACAGACTCGCTTACACCTGTTGCCATCAAGTTTTCTTTAATTTGTGCAGTGCTTAGACCTTGTGCTTGTAATCTTGTTGCATCTTCTGCAATCATCAAGGAGTCTTCAGCACGTTGCAACACTTCAAGGTTGTTGCCTGCTGTGATACTTTGTGTTGAACCAGATTTACCATTTGCATAAACACCATTGGGGTTTCCTGCTGCTACGTTGAACGCAACAACTTCAGGTGATTTGCCTTGTGCAATACCTGCTGCAATTTGTTCTGCAACAATTTGGTTAACACCAGTGGATTTGAGTGCAGCAGCAATTTGAACTTCTGTAAGTCCAGCTGCTTTCAAGTTGGCAGCATCAGCAGCAACATACACAGCATCATCAAGACCTTTCTGATTCACAGTGCTGATATCACCTGAAGCCATGCCATTGTTGACCATGCTAACTGCATTTGAAGCCAAGTTTGTTAGATAGTTACTTGCAGCTCCTGTTGCAGCAGCACTTAAAACTTGTGCAACAGTACCACCGCGCAGAGCAGCCATACCACCTGCAACAGCAGCACTACCAATAATGCCTGCTTGTCCAGCAGTGAGTGTTGTGCCTAATGCATTACCAATAGTGCCGGACAATGCATTACCAACAATAGGAGTAATAAAAGTTGTAGCGCCAGCAAGTGCAGCACTTGTGAGAACTTGTTTCAAGCTACCACCCGCAGCTAGAGTAACACCTGCACTCAGCGCAGCAGCGCCTACCACACTAGCAGTAGCAGCACTTGCACCCAACCAAGTACCCACAGCAGGAATCAAAGCAGGAGCAAAGATTGCCACAGCAGGCAAGATAATAGGAGCAATTTTCTTAATTGCGCTTTTGAAGCCTTTCCACAAATCACTAAAGAAACCAAATTCAGGTAAACCTGTTTCTGGGTTGATTGTGCCTGAGCCACCACGAGCTTCTAGTACAGCAGCTTCTTCTGGAGTAATGTGTGCAAGTATAGTGTCGCCACCACGTCCTTTATTTTGTAATTGTTGGGCTAGTGCCTGTGTTGACATTGTTGTTCCTTATTCCACTGCACCAGCAGTAGTATTCATCTGTTCAGCTACTTTGCCCAACACAACCATAGTGGCCATTGTTTGGAAGTCTGGCTTCTTTAAATCTTCAGCTGTTTCCAGGCGTTTGTCAACCATGTACTTTACAAACTCTGGATATTTCTTTTTGTCTTGTATGGCAGCTTCGCACAGTCTGCCAATCTCCACAAACATCTCCACAGGCATGCCACTGGCACGAATAGCTTTTTCTGCTTCAGCAGTTGCTTGATCACGTGTGACTGGGTTCTTCACAAGTTGTTGTTGTTTGTTTGCGCTAGACTTTGCATATTGAGCACCAATTTTTGGAAAGTTGACTTTTACTTTGGGTGTTTTCATAGTAATATTTACCGGTAGGGCTTAAAGCCAGGTTGGTTGCTGAGGCCATGTGACTGATTCTGGAAAGCTCACCTGTTGTGGCACATCCAAGAGCGACTGTCGATATGCAGCCAGTTCTGTTTGTTGTTCACTGGTGAGTGCAGCATACCAAACAGGATTCACACGGTCGAATTCTCTTAACAAACTATCGCGACGATATCTAATTAAGTTAGCAGATTCAGTTGAGTTTATCACCCATTGCTTTTGCGCATAATCAAAATCGTAGCATCCTTGTGGTCGTGCAGGCTTTTGTACAGCACTACCAGACTGAATATAGTATTCATCACCTGAATAATCACCATCTATCCAGGTATGCCCTACAAGATTTTGTGTTGCCAACACAGAGTCCGCACACGACAAGGTGTACAATATTTCTCCTGTGGCTGAATTGTAAACTGTGTATTTCATCGTTTTAATGCCTGTGCAATAGTTGCGTTATAGGCACTTCTGATACTAACAGAACTTGCAGTGCCATCCCAATCAACTTCAAACCAATAGGTGTATGTAAGTCCAGTTGTTGCGTTAGCAGCAATAGTGTCTAGGTATCCAGGTAGTGGCATAATTGTTTGGAAATAATTGGTGCCAGATGCTACAGGTGTGTATAATGGACTCTTTAATGTTACTAGTGTTTGTGTTGTACTATCACCATTGTAATATCTACGTAATCGAATATTAAAGTAAAACGGACTACCTGCTGTGCCAGTAAAGCTAGCGTTGAGTTCACCTCCGCCAGATATGATCACGTTTTGAGAAGCGTTAACTACACTTACTACTGCATTACCGCTTAATGGTGTCCAAGTCCCTGCAGGATTACTTGCACTTACTACAGAGTTGGCAGTAGATGTTACGCCAGCAGCAGCAGAAACAGCGCTAGGAACAATTGTTAGTGTTTGCACAGTGTTTGCAATCAAATTACCTGTTGTAATCAATCCTGACACTGTCAAGTTTGCGCCAATACTAACGTTGCCACCGAATCGTGCATTGCCTGTGTTGTACTGCAACCAGTAGCCTGGACTTGATGTGTTACCGATGCTGGCACCAAAGCTCACAATGTTGCCTGCGTAGATGTACGCACTGGATATCTGTGTTGATGTAATAGAGTTTGCAACAATACTGTTACCAGTAATTGTATTTGCAGCAATCAAGTTACCAGTAATTGTATTTGCAGCAATCAAGTTGCCTGTGATTGTGTTACCAATAATGTTGTAACCAGCAATAGTGTTAGCAGCAATCAAGTTACCTGTTATGGTATCGCCAATAATGTTGTAACCTGCAATAGTGTTAGCAGCTATCAACGTGCCTGTAATTGTGTTGGCAGCAATTTTGTTGCCTGTGATTGTGTCGCCAGCAATGTTGGTGCCTTCAATAGTGTTAACACTGATACGATCGCCTGTGATACTGCTTGCTGTAATACTGTTACCTGGCACACTGTTGGCAACTAGAGTTGCACCACTTACTACTTGTCCAATTACGCTTACCCAAACACTGCCGTTGTATTCATACGTGGCACTAGCACCTGTTGTGGGATAGGTAAAGTATGCTGTGTCGCCTGTGACAGGTGTTAAGCCTGTGCCAATTGGTGGTGTTACTGCATCACGTGCTGCTGAGAACCAACCTGTTAGTGTGCTTGAACTTGCTGTTGTAGGATCTGCTGTGGTAATCACATAGCCCATTGGGATAGGACCGCGTTCGCCAGGTAATCCAGCAGCAGTTGTAATCACGTCTAGGTCAATTGCTACGTTAGCAACAGATACCACAAAGTTTGAACTAGGTGCAGAGTTTGCAGCCACAAATTGAACTTGTCTACCGCCCAGGCTGCTGTAGTAGATGGTTTCTGTTGTGCCAAAGCCACCCGACACTTGACGCCACACATACTCTGCAGGGTTTGAACTGGGAGTAGCAATGTTTGAGTTGTACACACCAAAGTAATTTGAATTGGTTGGTACTGTGCTGAATCCTGAACTACCTGTTGCGTTGTTTGCATATCGCAAGTTCACATACTGGTTGATGTAGCTAAAGCTGTTTGCACCGCCTGTAACGTTACCAGTTGCAGTAATCTGTCCAGTGGTTACGTTAGCAACCAAAGTGCCATCAGGAATTGTAACGTTACCAGATGCAACATTGGTATCTAAGTTACTCAGCAGATAGTTTACAGAATCTATTACTTGGCTGTTAGTCGTTACAAATGTGGTCATATTATCTTGAGTCTTGTGTTGGTGTCAACTGCCATGTAATGCCAGGGCAAATCCAAGTTTCAGTTGATGATGTGTTGCTAATTTTAACAGTGTTCACACGATACACGTTTTGATCAATCTGTGTCCAAGGATTGCTAGTGTCTAGATCCATTGTGACAGCAGTTTTGAATGTGGGCTCCTGTCCTACTGAGTCCGCACCGCCAATAGTAACTGTGATGTTGCCTGTACTAACAGTTGGCAGGCCATATGCATCCAGGTTGTTGCCTTCTGGCAAGATACGATGTACCAACAACTGTTCTGAGTAGTTAGGTAACAAGTGGATGTTGTCGCGTCTAAACTCACTAGCAATAGCAACGTTGCCTACAAATGTGTGGCCACGATCTTTTTGCACTAGAGGTGATTCTGCAACGCCTCTGCTGTACACAACAGTACGGCTGGCTTGGTTGAAGTCAAAAGATGTGTCAGGAAATTCTTGGTACACAGGAGCTTCTGTTGCGTGACTTGCATCTGCTACATCTCTTGGCGGATTAAACACATTGAGATCATAACGATAGCTCAACATCTTGTTGCACCAACCTGTTGAATCCAAATCTGGATAATAAATTTCCACTTGGTTCTTGGATGTGTTGTTCACAATAAACACACGATCTGTGTGTGCAGGATTCAAGTTTTGGAAGAAGTAGTTCTTCACACGTTGATTGCCCAAGCCCTTGAAGCTTTGTCCATCAAACACCCAAATGTCACGTGCATCTAAACCATACACAGTATTGTCTGCATTGGCCCAGCAGTTGGCATTCAACAATCCACGTCCTTGGTTGAATGGACGAATGCCCAGGACAGGATTGTTGGTGCCTTGGAAGTTGATAGGTGCAAACACCACAGTGTCCCAGTAAGAACAAACAAAGAAGTTACCATTGCTTTGGAAACCATCCACAACAGGTCCACGCACAGGAACTTCAACTTCGTTGGCTACGTTTAGTGTAGTAGGTGCCCATGTGGTAGGACCGTCATTCAAGCCAAACGCTTGCGACCAACGCACTGTTGTAGGATACTGTGTGATAATACTTGACAGTGCATCTGTTGCAGCAAGATTACCTGCAATAAGAATTGAACCTACGTTAGGTGTGTTGTACAATCTCATAAAGCCTGCTGTAAGAGCTGACCAGGCAGTATTGTAGTTCCAAATGTAACCAGGTCCTGCTGGATCATCTGAATAAGGCACAAACTCGCTGGAACTACCAATCAAGTACATGGGAGGATGTAATCCATCATTGATAAACAGTGTGGTACCGGACCATGCTTCTGTAATGTTTGTTGTGTCTGTATAACCAGTTAAGGGTGTGCCACCTGGAGTCACATCTACCCAGCTGGTTGCAGCAGAGTCTTGTGCATACCAGTTACCAGAACTAGATGCAGCAATAAACCACCACACATTGTTGTCTCTGTAGCCGCCTGTGACGTATATTGGAGTCTCACCTGTAGGGAAGTTGTTTAAAAACTCTTCTTCTCCGGATACAGAACGTATGCCACGAATATCTGTTTCAACGTTAACGCCTGAATTGTATTCCTGTGCTGCTAGACTAGTGCTGGGCACATCTGGAGTAAAACTCATGTTGGTAAACGGAGTTTTTACTTCTTGTAATACACTTTTAATTTGTGCCATTATTGTTCCTATTAAATTGGGTAGCGAATCATCACAATGCCGC